AGATAACTTTCAAAACAAAGCTAAATCTGAATTAAAAGTATTAGAGACAGCTTGTAAAGGCGCTATCATATTAGGTAGTAAAATGTATAAAGATAAATTAAGTGTACCCGGATTAATGTTTACTGATGACGATGCGTCTTACTATAAATGGGTTAAGAACTTTGTAGATAACAAAGAACAGTTACCTGAACTAATTCAAAATAGATGTGATAGAATTATGCATTCACATCCATTTCAACCTGTAATAGAAGCTAGAGAAAACCTATTTAAACAAATTAAAAATGGATTATAAGATTTACAACATTATCTACCAAGATAATCAAAAAGAAAGATGCGAGTTTGACATCTATAAAAATACAGTAAGTACTTTAGAAGATAAGTCTTATTTGTTTGAGTACAATCCTATCTTAGATATTATGTCTAAAGATAAAGAAGCTGAGTACGTAGGAATATTCTCTTGGAAGTTTATTGATAAAACAGGATTCTTTAAAAAGAAGTTAGACTATCTTATGGAAGAGAATCCTAACTATGACGTATATACTATTTGTCCGCCTTATGCAGATATTGTATCTGCAGGATATTATAAGTTTACAGAAAACTATCATCCTGGGTTTATGGATTTATTCAAGAAGCTTTGTAATGATTTGAACTTGGATAGTAGAGAACCTAAAAACATTATCTTTAGTAATTTCTTGATTGTAAAGTGGGACTTATATAAAGAGTTTATTGAAAAGATTATCAAGCCTGCTATTGAGTTATTAGAAACTAAGTATGTAGAACAAGTATGGAAAGATGCAAAATACTGTGGCCCAGAAAGAGCAGGATTAACTCCTGATAAACTTAGAGAGTTTACAGGATTAGAGTATTATCCATTCCATACATTTATCTTAGAAAGATTGTGGTCTGCATATTTGCAATCACGTTCTGACATTAAAGTAATTAACCTAGCTAAAATAAAACTATGAAAATAGCAATTTGTCTTATTATCAAAGATGAAAATGAGTATTTACAAGAGTGGATGGATTATCACCGTAAAGTAGGCGTTAGTCATTTTTATATCTACGATAATAATAGTAAAGTCCCGGTATCTGAATTCTTAAAGAATGAAAAGGATGTAACTGTTAGAAGATGGCCATATACTCAAAATGGTTCTCAATGGTTTGCTTATCAAGATTGTTGCAGAACTTATAAAAATGAAGCAGATAAAATTGCTTTTATTGATACTGATGAGTTTATTTCTTTTAATCCTAAATTCAAGACTATTCAAGAAACTTGGGAACATTTAGAAAAAGAATACGGTATAATTAATAGTCTAGGACTGTATTGGAGAATGTATGGTAAATCAGAACCTTACTTTGAAACAAGACAACCTGTAGAAAACTATACTGAATACTTTGAAAACTTTCATATTAAAAGTATCCTAGACCCTAAAACGGTATTATATTTTACAGATCCACATCATGCTACAACTAATGGGAACTTTGTTAATGAAAAGAATGAAAAGATAATTGGACCATTTGGTTCAAAACCAGAACCACATAATAATTCACATAGTAGTAATACCATTTGGATTAAACATACTTGGACTAGAAGTCTTTCTGAATTTGAAACCAAACTTAAAAGAGGAACCGGTGATCATTTTAAAAGAACTAGAAGTATGCAAGAATTTTATGACCATAATGATAAATGCAAATGAAAATAGAAACATTCATATTCGTACATGATCAACAAATCATTTTAGATTTTAAAAAAAATAGTAAGTTTAAAGAAGTAGAAAATTTAAAGTATGTATTTGTAAGCAATAATCCATGTGATAAAATAGAAGACATGGAAGATGTAATTATAGCAAAAAAATACGATGACAATATTGAAAAGTATAATCGTACATTACTTGCTTATACAGGATGGTATCTTCTTTGGAAGAATAAATTATACAATGCAGATTATATTAACTTGTTTGAGTATGATATAATTCTGGACCCAAGCTTTACAACTAAGTTAAATGAAAAACTAGAAGGTAATCCTGATGTAGTAGGCTATATGCCATTACCAACAAATCATCCTTTATTTTTAAGAGTTGAAAACAATGCAGGTCCTTTGGTAAGATCAATAATTAAAAACCATTCAATTAATCCGATTGAAGAAATTGAAAAGATTTCTCCAAAAACAATAAGTGTAACTTTTAATCAAACATTAAAGGTAGAACTATTTGAAAAGTTTATGGAATGGATGGAACCTATTGTAGAAGATATTAAAGAAGAAAAAATGGCAGGTCATTTTCCTGAAAGAGCTTTACCTTTTTATTATACCATTAATAATTACAAATTGGAAATGCTAGATGTACTTAAACATTTTCAAATGGATACCCATGATACTCAAGGTAAAACAAAAGCATATTTTGAATCAAACTATAATGATTTAATTAATGGATAAATATAATAAAATAAAAGTACTTACTTTTGCCACTGGAAATTTTATTGATTCAGCAAAAAAATTAATTGCTCAAGTTAATTCTATCGGCATTAAAGATGCTAAACTATTATTTGATGAAGATTTATCAAAAGAATTTAAAGAAGAACATCAATATTTATTTAGACATAAAAAAGGATATGGGTATTATATTTGGAAACCTTATATAATTATCGAAGAACTAAAAAAATTGAAAGACGATGAAATTTTAGTTTATATTGATGCTACTGATTTTCCTTCTGCTTCTTTTTTTGATCATGTTTTAGAACATTTTAAAACAAACGATATGATGTTGGTTAATAGAGGATATGGTCCACATGGTTTATGGACAAAAAGAGATACATTTGTTTTAATGGGTTGTGATAATGAAGACTATTGGAATAAAACACAACTAGAAGCTGGTTTAATTTGTTTGAGAAATAATCAATTTAATATTGATTTTATGAATGAATGGTTTTCATTTTGTAAAAATGAACAAATAATTTCAAATTCTGAAAATCAATCAGGATTATCTAATCTTGATGGATTCATTGATCACAGACAAGACCAAAGTATTTTAACAAATTTACAAATAAAACACAATCTACCTCATCAAAGATTAAGTCATGATATGGTATTTTGGAATTACAATCAACCTTTATTTTTTTAAAATGAAAACATTTATTACTAGAAACGATTTACTAAATGAGTTACCTAAAAATATGGTAATTGCAGAATTAGGAGTATTTGAAGGAGAATTTTCAAAACATATATTTACTATTTGTCAACCTTCTAAATTATATCTAATTGATTTATTTTCAGGAGTATTTGGATCTGGAGATAAAGATGGGAAAAATTATCATCATGTTAATCTAGATGAAGAAATGATAAAACTATCAGATTACTTTAAAGATAATACCGAGGTTGAAGTTATAAAATCTTCTACAGTAGACTTTTTAAATTCTATAGAAAATGAATCCTTAGACATGGTTTATATAGATGCTGATCACAGTTATCAATCAGTATTGACTGATTTAAACTTGTCTTATAATAAAGTTAAAATAGGAGGATTTATATGTGGTCATGATTATGTTAATGGAACTGAAGCAAGATTTGCAGTAGATAGATTTTGTTTAGAAAAAAACTTAACTATAGATTATATAACAAATGATGGCTGTCCATCTTTTTGCATAATTAAAAAATAAATGAACATGAAAGAAAATTTACAACAATGGGTATTTGTATATAACCCATATCAAGAAGAATGGCAAGCAGCTATGCGTAAAGATATGAATGAGCTTTGGAATAACTCACAAAGCAAAAAGGTCCTCAGGAGTAAGAAAATTCAAACTCTTGAGAACCTTATTATTAAGTACGGTGATATAGATACTATTATTAGTTTACTCTAACAGTTATAATTGCCCAACAAGTTCCACCAGCACCAGCACTAAAACTAACGTCTAGTATTTCATAAGCATTAGGATTAGGATAAGCACTTACAAGAAGTGTTGTAGCAGCAATTAATGCATTATTTGGATCAGGATCGGTATTAGAATAAATAACAATTTTACCATTTACTAAAGAGTCTTTGTCAATTTTAGTACGTTGATGATAAGTATTTAATCCTAAAAGGATTGAAGAAAGTGTATTGTCCATTGTTTTATTTTTTAAAAGTTAGTATAAGTAGGTTGACCAGATATATCCTCCTGCTGTTTTTTGTCTTCCTTTTAAGCAGTCAGAAATAGCTGTTTTATTTAAATTTAATTGAGTTACTGCATACTTAGCACATTCCCATTTCTTTATAAAGTTACCCTGTAAATCATATTGAAAAACAGGATATGCTCTTCCATTATCAGAACCTTTAGATTTTAACCAAATTGGTGGGTTTTTCTTATGTGATTCCGACATTTTCTTTTTTGTTTCTTCAGAAAGCTTGTTACCTACTTTAGAATTTTTTATCTTATCTATAACTTGATTATATAATTCCTTAGGTAAATTATTAATTGTAGGCGGTTTATCACCACCTATTGTTGCATTAACAAGATTTCTTTTCTTTTTGTATTTTGTTATTAATTCTATCTCTTTAACATAACATTCTTCTGAAGTACCTTTGAATAATATTCTAAAATTTAACTCAGAGCATGTATTTAACCATTTAGATTTACCAAGATTTGCAGTTTTAGAATTTTTTGATTCATGGATATGATTTTTAAATCGTTTTTCTGGATATAATGAAACACCAATGTATCTTATTATACAATTTGATTTATCATATAATCCATAAACATAACAAACTTTATCCATAAATCTTTTTATAAAGTTCATCTGTATATGTATTATATACAGCTTTTCCTGAAGCATCCCTTGTAGCAATTAATATTTGCTTACGTTGATGTCCACTTGCAGAATAAGAAACGTGTACCCATGCAGGTCCATTTCCTTCTTTAAATTCAGCAATCAATTGATCAAAGTTTAAGTTACCTTTGATATAATCAAATACCATTTTATTAGTAATACCTGTAGGCATTCCATCTTGATCCAAATCTAAAGCTTCACCTTTACAATGTTGTGAAGTAGCAGAAGATCCCGGAGTGATAGCATTCAATGCTGCAGAGCGATAACCTGAAGAAACCTTGATAGGTTTTTGGAAATGATTTCTAATAGGTTCAAAAATGTGTTCAGCAAGCTTTTTCATAGCTTCTAAATGTGGGGCTGTAGGTTCATTTGATACTCCTGCACGTTTTGCAGTTTCAGAATATGTAACCTCAGCTAACGATAGATGAGTAGATAATTGCATTATTCTTGTGTTTTATTTTCTTTTTTACCAAAGATTTTGTCTACTGAAGATAAACCAAGACATCCGAAAGCAAGCAATGCTACAGATTCTACTAAGATATCTGAAGGTTTTTGATTTTCATGAGAGAATGAGTTATGGTACATAGTAACACAAAGTGCTACAGTACATAATAAACCACATACTCTTTTCATAGAAAGTTTTCCCGTCTCATCAATAAATAACTGTTTCATTTTATAGTGTCGTTTTTAATAGTGTCAATAGGATAAGAAGCCATAAGTTTTTCTTCTACCATAGAAGAAGAATCAGTTGAAGATGCTACAGCAACAGAACGTTTAGTTTTACCCCAAAAGCTTTTCTTTTCGGTAATAAAAACTGTATCATGAATAGTTACTACTGAACTAGTAACCATTAGTTTTGTAGCAACTTCTCTTAACAAACCAAAAATACTTTTCTTCTGAGTCTTAATAGTAGAGTCTTTAGATGCTACTAAAGAATCATAAGTATGTACAGTATGTCTGATTACTTGTACATCCTGTTGAAGTTTTTCTTTATCTTTAGCTAATTCAATAGCTGTTGATACAGTATCAACGTGTTTTTTAGCACTAAATGCAATTGTTAAACCAACAATAAGAAGAAGTGCTCCCATGATATAAGGAATCGCTCTCATTATTTAGAAGTTTTTTTAGTTGGTTGCATAATCATAATCTGAATCTGATTCAAAGCACGCGTGTTGTTTTCAATAGCGTCTTTCATTGTTCCTTGATCTTTACGCATATACTCAGTCATCTCTTTACGTAACTCAGCAACTTCAGCTTTGAGTTTGTCTTCAGAAGCAATTTGTCTTTTTAACAAAAACCAAAGGGCACCACCAAGACCCAAGGTAATAACTCCTAAAGCTCCATATTGAGTTAGGGTTTCGAATACACCAAAAGAAGGTACAGCTGAACTTGCAGCTGCTACAGCAGATAGTAACATGTTTGTTTATTTTTTAAGTGAAATTTTCCAATATGATTGTAATCCATAAGAAAGGTTTCCTTTAAAATCTAATTGGGCTTTTACGCCATACATCTGATCTTTTTTGGTTTTATATATTAAGCCTAATTCGGCAGCATTAATCATTAAGTCTTTAGTTGCAAGTAATCCACCACCTACATAAAGTTGACGTTTAGGTTCAGCTGGAACTTTAACATATCTAGTTATAATAGGAATAGTATAGTTTTTAACAATACCACGGTTTCCTAATTGGTTAAATTGTACAGTATCATAAACAAGTACTTTACCAAAAGTATCTATTAGGATAGTATCGATGTACATATTTCTAGTTACATGTTTCTTAACTAACTTATTAAATGTTTCTCTAGCTGTTTCACAACTAGTATCAAACATATAAATAGGATCTTCAGGAATGTATGTAGTATCATGAGAAGTAATCTTCATCTTTTTTACAACTACTGAAGTGTCGTGTTTTAAGATAGTATCATAAGTAACTTGTGGAATTACCTTAGGAATACCTTGTGTAGCACATGCTCTTTGTAAAAGAATAATTATAACTAATACTGCAATAATTCCTAAATAGAATTTGTTCATCGTTTAAGTAAGTTTTTGATTTCGAAAGTAAGTAATCTATATAATGGCTTGATAATGTATTTAGCAAATGGGCTCTTATCATCTACAGCAATCAGATTTTCCATAATGGAAAGTGCTTCGATGAAAATGATACCAATCAAAACTACATTGTTTACAATTGTAGAAAAGAATTTAATGTCTTTTAATTGAGGAACTTCTTGAACTAGAAGTGCCATAGCTATAGCCATAAGAATAGCACCCATGTACTGGATGAATTTTGCGTAGGTTTCTCTATAACCTTTAGATGTTCTAGGGATATCTAGGAGTACTGCTTTTAAAACACCAGTGATAAAATCTAAAATAATCAAAAAGAAAACAGTTACTAACAAATACGAATGTGGAAGAAAATCAAAATTAATGTTCAAGGCTGTGACGATAGTTAAAAGGGTTAAAGATGTTTTCATAATTCTATAAATAGATTATTGTTGTTTTAAACTTTTTAAAGCTTCTAGTTCAGCATAAATCTGAAGTAATTGCTCTTCTTTACTAGCAATTTGTTCA